AACCTGCCAAACGCAGTCAAAGAAGCGTGCATCCTGATCACCACAGCCTTTATCAAGGTGCGTGGCGACAACTCTTTAACCATGAACATCACAACCCAGCCTCAAGCGAGTCTGCCAGGGGCTACACGCTATGGCGGTGAGATCAAATTGGCTTTGGACATGGTCGATAAGTACCGCAGGATCAGGTAATGGCTGGCCGCGTAGGGGTCCGAAACACGCTCGCGGCGTTTATTTCCAACCCACAGATTACAAACTTAAACCAAGTCTTTACTTCCTTTCCCAAGCGCATTAACTATCAGGTCAATTCACAGCCTGGACAATTGACTCGTTCGGCCGTTGTTATTTTCATTGCGGCAGAAAGAGAAACACGCCTGGCGATCGGCGGTGCGCATAGCGGCTGGAAGCGCGTGGACTACACGATTGTTGTTCAGATTTATACCCACTCAATGCATCGCAACGCAGAGGATGTAATGGATGATTTTGATGTGCTAATCGACAACATCAAAGAGCGGCTGCGTTCCGACCACAATTTTGGCGACCCAACGGGTAACCTAGTGTGGCAAGGAGCCGAACCGATCATCAACGCACGCTACGGAGAAGTCTCAACTACCAATGAGGGCGCTTCCGAAGTGTTTGCTGAGATAGAATTCGATGTTACTGAAATGATCCAAGCATAGGAGCAAACATGAAACTGAAATACAACGGAACAGATGAACGAGTGTTCCCATCGCTGGGGATCACAGTAAAACCAGGTGACGAGTTTGACGCACCCGAAGGCTTTACACATCCTGACTGCGCAGCAGCAGGAGCAGCGAAGCCAGCAGTACCAACACCAGCCCCAACTAAGTCTGCCGCGTCAGACTCCGACTCTAAGGAGAGTGAATAATGTCAGTACAGCAATCCGTACGCTCGTACCTGGGTATCGCTAAAGAAGCAACCAAGGGTACGATCGTTGCACCGACCGATTTTATCCCAGTAGCAAAGGACAACATCAAGCCAGTCGATGTTGTTGATCCGCTCTACGACACAGGGCTTCGTGGCTCCAATGTTGTGAACTACAACTACCTACAAGGTCGCACACGCTCAACCTTTGACTTTGGCGGCGCAGTATTTGCCGACACAGTTGGTTATGCGATCGCGGGACTTCTAGGTTCAGTAGCAACAACAGGCGCTTCAGCACCTTACACACACACAATTTCGCTAAAGAACAGCCTCACATCAGGCGCAGATGATCAGCCAATCTCTTACACACTAACTGACTTCTACGCAGCAGATGTTCGCTCTTATCCAGGCTGCCAGTTCAGCGACTTCTCTTTGAAGTTCAACGCTGACGGAATGCTTGAGTACGATACAAAGACAACAGGCTGGCAGTCATCAGCAGTTTCTGATCCAACACCTACATTCTCAACGCTTCTACCAACACAGGTATGGCGTGGAACCGTAAGCATTGGTGGCTCTGCCGTTTCCAACTCAATGACTGGAAACATCGACATGGCTCGCTCAGTCACTCCTGTTTATGGCATCAGCGCAACTCAGAACCCATACAACATTTTCTTGGGACCTCTTGAGGTAACAGGCAAGATCACCTTCATCATGGAGGATGACACAGAACTAACTCGCTACTTGAACAACTCACAGCCAGCCATCGTTCTTAACTGGGCATACGGCGCGGGCGCAGCGGCAGTTCAACTCCAAGCCACAATCACTAAGGGCGCTTACACAGCAGCCGTTATTGAACGCGGCGAGGACTTTGTGCAGGTCTCTATTGATCTAAACGGCCAGGGAAACACAACTGACGCTGGATCAACAGGCGGATTTGCACCGATCAAGTGGGTCCTACAGAACGCGAAAGCATCAGGAACCTACGCATAAGGTCAAGAGCAGGTGGGATTGGTTGATGGCGATCGCCTTCCCGCCATCCCGCCCACCTGCTCCCTATCAGTTATGATGTGAGGAAGGCAAACTAATGGAGGCAAAAATGGCTGAGAAAATAACACTACCTTCGGGTGTAACCGTAACAATGAAGGACCCAAAATCTCTACGCGTCAAGGATCGCAAGCGCGTGCTAAAGACGGCAGATGTTGAAGGCGGAGATCTAACTCGCGCCATGGCTTTGGGCGATGCTTTGATCGCGATGCTTATTGAGGACTGGTCTTTAGATCTGCTTATCCCTGCTCTTAAGATCGACAACTTGGATGAGTTGGAAATGGCCGATTACGATGCTTTGGTTGATGCCACAAAGGATGCGCAGAAGTATCTGTTCCCATCTTTGGGCGAAACACCTGAGAACGAGCAAGACCCAAAAGCGGGTACCGACAACTCGAACGCTTAAGGTGGTGGCTTGAGGGTGGCGAGCGCCGACCTGATTTAGATTACCCCGATGAGGAGTGGTACTACTTTCAGTTCGCTGATCGCTTTGGATGGACACCCGCGCAAGTGGATGATCTACCCGCAGGGACCGCTGATTGGTTGTTGGGAATAGCAGCAACTGTAACTAAGATGCAAAGCGAGGTGCGCCAGTGACCATTGAGTTCACAAACCTGGCTCAATTCTTGGCTGCCTTTAATAGAACAGAAGCGGATCTAAACAACGCCGCTCGTTACGCGATCGGTATGGCTGCGGCTTCAGTCGAACGCCAGGCCAAAAAGAACGCTAACACAGGCACGCACCCGCGAGGTCAAGGCCACATCCCTGGAACTGGACCTGGTCCAAATGTCATGACGGGTAACTTGCGCCGTTCTATTTATTCGCAGACAAAGATTGGCTTCGGAAACGGTTATGTTGCAGAGGTTGGCGCTTCGATGGTGTATGCACGCGCCGTTGAATTAGGACTCCCCGAATGGAAGTCGGGAGTAAAATACCCTTACCTTGCTCCTGCCGCTGAAAGCCTGAAACAATCAGGTAAACTTAACAGGACATTTACTGGCGCATTCGTGCAATACCTGAGGGGATAAGAGATGGCATCTACGCTTCCTCCGCTACTTATCCAACTCGTAGCCGATGTAAGTCAGTTAAAGACAGGCCTTGCTCAAGCACAGTCCGCGATCAAGGGCGTAGATGACAATGTAAAAAAGAGCAGCACAGGTATGAGCAACTTTGTGGGCAACCTTAAGAAGGTCGGCGCTGCACTTGGTACCACATTTGCGGCCTCTCAAGTAGCGGCGTTTGCCAAAGAGTCCGTGATGGCCGCCAGCAACATGGCCGAGTCTTTATCAAAGGTGCGAGTTGTGTTTGGCGAAGGTGCGGCAGAGGTCGAGGCCTTTGGTAAAAACGCTGCGCAAAACTTAGGTATCTCTAACCAGGCTGCTTTGGAAGCGGCTGGAACTTACGGCAACTTATTCCAGGCGTTTGGTTTGGGACAAGGCGAAGCCCAAAAGATGTCTACCAGCCTTGTTCAGTTGGCGGCAGACATGGCTTCGTTCAACAACACATCCATCGATCAAGCCATCACCGCTTTGCGTTCAGGTTTATCAGGTGAGACAGAACCTCTCAAGCGGTTCGGTGTTGCTTTATCTGAAGTGCGCCTGAAGGAAGAGGCCCTGCGCATGGGTCTGATCAAAACAACAAGTGGAACGCTGCCTGTTGCGATCAAGTCTCAAGCGGCTTACTCGTTGATCTTGAAAGACACGGCTTTAGCGCAAGGCGACTACGCCCGCACAGCCGATGGAACAGCCAACACAATGAAAACCCTGCAAGCCAAAATGGAGGATGCAAAGGTCGCACTTGGCGATGCCTTGATGCCAGCCTTTAGAGGCTTGTTGGGCATCTTGAATATGCTCATCCCTGTATTGACTAAGATTGGTGAGTTCTTTAAGAACAACCAAGCCGAAGTCAAGGCGTTTGCGATCACCGTGGGCGTGCTTGGCGCTGCTTGGGGTGCGTACACAGTCTTTGTAAAGGCTGCAATCATCCAGCAGAAAATCCTCAACATGGTTCAGAAACTGAACCCGATCGGTCTGATTGTTATTGCCGTGGGACTTCTTGTTGCGGCCATGGTCAAACTATGGAACAGCAACGAGGCCTTTAGAAAAGCCGTGATTGCTGTAGCCAAGGTTGCGCTTAACGCATTTGCTTCAATCATTCCTATGATCGGTCAGGTCTTTGAAGCCATCATGAAAGTTGTCACGGGACCGCTGAAATCTTTTCTAACAGTTCTTTCTAAACTTCCAGGCGTTGGTAAGTACGCAAAAGCGGGCCTTGACTTAATGAATAAAGGCTTGAACGGTATCAGCGACTTTGCTAATGCTGCATCCAAGAAAGCCAAAGACCTAGCCGCTGGCCTGGACAAGATGGGATCTGCTGCCGATAAGAATGCACAGAAAGTAGAAAAGGCAACCAAGGGTGGCAAAGATAAGCCAGGCGGTGTTGACCCAAAAACCGCTGCTGCTGCTAAAGAGGCGGCGGATAAAGCAAAAGAACGCGCTGAAAAGATACAAGAGATTGAGATGGCCTTCATTGAGAAGTCCATCGAAGCGCATGAAAAGTATCAGGAGAAGGTTGCCGATCTACACAAAGCCTACGGAGAAGCAATTGCTGATGCCGAGGAAGCCGATCGCGAGCGCCGCGCTGATGCGCAAAAGACCTACAACGCTGCGGTAGAGGATGCGCAAAAGAACCACACTCGAGAGATGGTGGACATTGCGAAAGACTACGCAAAGAAAACTGCCGAGATTGAGGCGACCCTTCAAAGAAAAATAACCGACCTGAAACAGGCTGCGGCTGCCAAGGCTGCGGATCTCCGCACTCGCGCTGCCGAAAAGGAAGCATCCATTATTCAGCAGTCTGTGGATCGCTTGCGCAGCGCTTTTGCGTCAGGCACATCGTTCAGTTTATCCGAGGCTTTCAAGGGTAAGACTTCAGGCGGCTTCCTGGATCAAATGAAAAAGGAACTTGAGGCGGCCAAAAAACTACAGCAGGGCGCTGCCTACCTAGCGGGCGAAGGCTACGCACAGACCTTTATTGAACAGGTTGTAAAGGCTGGACCTGAAGTTGGTAATCAGATGATTGATGAGTTAAAGAAATCATCACCTGAGCAGCAGAAAGAAATCCGCGAGACCTTTATGGATCTTGAGGGTATTCAAAACACAGGCCTAGATGCGCTTGCCAAGTCCATGAGCAACGGAGCCAACCTTGCGACTTCAGAGTTGCGCGATGCTTATGACCAGGTAGCAATTGATCTCAAGAACTCCCTGGCTGAAGTTGATCGTGAGTTGATGAGTTCATTGGCCGAGGCTAACGCCGAATACGCCCGCGCTATGACCGAAGCCAAGGTTGAGCGTGATGCTCGTATGCTCGAGGCAGCAACTCAACTACAGACAGCAATCGCAGAGGCCAAGGCTCGCCTTGAGGCTTCTCTTGCTGAGTCGGCTGCAATATTACAGAAGGCACGCGAGGAAGCGCAAAAGAAACT